CGTGACGCAGAGTTGTCTGAACGTGGCATAGATCCACAGATGTTTGAGGACATGGTTAGGCGTCAGGTAGACAACAATCCTCTTGTTCAGCAGGCGCAGATGGTAATGCAGGCCGCACAAGAGAGTCAGATTCAGAACAGATTAGCAGAGGATATGAAAGTCATCTCTAAACTGAATCCCAATCTTAAGACCGCAGAGGACGTAATGAATTTACCCGATGCGCAGGACTTGATTTCTTTGGTCAAGAACAACGGCTTAAGTCTTTCGGATGCTTACAAGTTAAGACACATGGAAGAGATTTTAGCCGGTAAGAGTGCCAGTGCAAAGCAGGCAGCTCTTAACACAATGAATGGTACTTCACACCTTAATCAGACGGATAGCCTTGCTAATACGGAAGATGGACTGGTGGAAATACCGCAGAGTGAGTTAGCGCAGTGGAAGAGGGCGTTCCCTCATGCAACCGCCGCAGAACTCAAGAAAAAGTATAATTCATCACTTTAATAGGAGGAAAAGAAAATGTTTGGTTTCAGACGTATGAACAATTCGGGTGTTGCACCCACAATCAAGCAGATAGTAGCTAATACCGCAGTTACTTACCACGTAGGTGATGCGCTTGTTATCACTTCAGGAAAGGCCGCACTTGCAGGCTCTACCGCAAAGCCTGAATACATTGCAGCGCAGGCAGGACTTGGCCTTGATACTCTTTCAGCATATCAGGTTAATAACGATCAGGAGTACGAAACAGTGCTTGCTGAAACTGGCACAGTTGTTGTCGGCACAAAGGTAACACTTTCATCTACTTCAGATTCAATCACAACCGCTACAACTAACGGTGTTGCAGAAGTTATTTCTGTAGCAGGTACGGCATCAGGTAGCAAGGCAGTAGTTAAGTTTTAAGGAGGTATAGACATGGCTATTATTTTTGCGAAAAACAGTGGTCTTAATGATGACCTTTGGAAAGTAAATGATCAGATAGTTCGTGCAGTATTGCAGGACACAGACAATGAGAAGAACAACGATGATGAGCTTGTAAACTCTATCTACAACGTAGAGAAGTCAGATAAGTTCGGTGAGAAGATTTCTAGCCTTACAGAGATGGGCAACTTCGATATCGTTGACGAAGGTGACGCAGGTATTCAGGACGAGATTCAGCAGGGATTCAGCAAGCTTATCGTTCACAAGCAGTTCATGAAGGGATTTACTTGTACTGCAGAAATGAACGAGGATGGCGATATCAACTCAATGAAGGTTGCTGCAGCTAATTACATTCGTGCTTATAAGAGAACACGTGCGCAGTTTGCATCAGACGCTCTTACAACAGAGGGTGCATCATTCATCTTCGGTGGCAAGACTCTTGATAAGACAACTGGTGATGGCAAGGGACTCTTTGCTACAGACCATGCTTATGTTAAGGGTACTGGAACACAGTCAAACGTATTCACGGCTGCTTTCGGTTCAGATTCTACTAACCTTAACAAGTTAGCTAATATCGGACGTAACTTCAAGAACGCTTCAGGCAACGTAATGGGTTATACATTCGACACAATTATAATCCCCGGTGATTGCCCGGTACTTGAGGACACAATCCGCAAGGTCATCAAGTCAGACCTCACAGTAGGTTCTAACTTCAATGACATCAATACACAGAAGGGACTTTGGAAGTTAATCGTTGACCACAGATGGACAACTAACGGAGCATCTTCTCCTTACATCCTTATGTCAAGCGAAGCTAACAAGGAACTTCAGGCAGCAATGTTCTATGACAGAATCCCTCTTACAATTAAGGATTGGGTTGATAACAAGACCGCAAACCTTGAGTGGATGGGACGTGCAAGAATGTCTGCAGGCTTCAACAACTGGCAGGCATTTATTATGGGCGGTGCTTCAAACGGTTCTCCGCTTTCATAAGCATTTATTCTTCTTGTTCATGGGGGAGAGGGCGTGCCGCCCTTTTCCCCTCTTATAAAAAGGAGTGAATATGGCAAATTACAAATTAGGCGATACATACGTAGACGGTGAGTATACATACAAGGTTATTAAGGTATATGAGAACGGAACGTGTGAGGCGCAGAGAGTAGATATTAAAAAGGCTTCTATTCCTGAAAAGAAAGCAGAGCCTATAGAGGAAAAGGTTGAAGAGCCTGAATACTCAAAGACACAGATAAACAGACTTCCCAACGCAGAGCTTGAAAAACTCTGTAAGAAGATGGGATTAGAAGTTGGTACTGGTACAGAGATGAAGAGGGCATTGATTGCCAAGTTAGGACTGTAATATGACATGGAAAGATATTAAGTTAGCAACAATTCAAAAGATGTTTAGTGCGGATGGTTCGTCCATTCCGTCAGATGATAGCACAAGGGACTACATAGCGGCTATGCCTTATGCAGCTAACGAAGGTATCTTGATGTTATCTACGGCAGGAAAGTTTCTTGTCAAGAGTTTTTCTATTGCGATAGATCCTATTAGAAATTTAATAGGAGATTATAACGCATCATCAATACATTCTGTAATAAGTGGTGAAACTGTATTTGAAGCAGAGAACGCACACTCATATTACTTTGAAGTTACTGGACGGTGTACGTATTCAATCACAGTCGGTGAGTTAGTTGTTATAGAGGAAACTATAGATTCTCTAAACAAGTATGTAACGTGCCGAGGAATGATAGAAAATACCACCGAGAAAGCGGTTTTAAGGTTCACATCGGAATATCCCTATGCTATTAAGAATATCGCCTTATATGAGGCAAAATACACCGAAGATAGTGAAGTACCTGCCTATGCAGAAAAGGTACGTTTCAAGGTGGATGAGATAGTAGAGGATTTCCATACAATCAACTCTATTTACTTTGAGGGTGACGTAAGCAACTCAAGGTATGTAAAGACTGATGAAGTATTCCAAGAGGGTGATAAGGTTCTTGCTTTAGATAGAGAGATTCCCGGTAATTACATTGTTTATTACAATGCACTTCCAGTTACATTGACTGTTGCTACAGAAGATGATTATGAGTTACCGCTTGATAAGGAAGTGGCAGCTATATTACCGCTTTATATGGCTTCACAGTTATATAAAGATGACGATGTATCAATAGCGACACAATACAGAAATGAATTTGAGGTCGCTTTTGAAAGATTACAGTCTGCAATTCCTAGTGGAAAAGCAGAGAAAGTTATAAGTGAGAGTGGGTGGATTTAATGGCCGTTTCATTCAAAGTACCTAAAAGTCCGGCAAAGTCGGTTTATGAAATAGATGCATTTAAGGGCGTGGACTTCTCAAACAGTCCTGCCAATATAGATGATACGAAGAGTCCAAATGCCGTGAATATGATCCGTGACGTTCCTGATAAGGTGCGTAAGAGAATGGGTTATGAGGTGCTTAAGTGCTACGGAGCAAACCTTCTTAACAATACGGCATCTTCGACTGGTGCATTTACTGTTAATAATGATAAGTCCGTAAAGATAGAAAACGGAGCTAACACATCATTGACACTTGGTTCGGTTAGTCTTAAGGCAGGCAAGACATACGTTTTAAGGGGTGTAGAAGAGTCGGGAGATAGTGAGGACTACGGAATATACCTTTATAACGGTGGAACGCTTGTAGGGGCAATAACTAACCTTGGAACAGAGGATGTGACAGTAGATGAGAATACTACCGTATCAGTTACTATCCGAGTGACTAATAACGTAAGTAAGACTGTATATCCTGCTATTTATGACAGTGAGAATATATCGCCTGAATATGTACCGTACATAAGCGGTTCTACAAACGTCAATGGTGTTCATTATCGTAGGGGAGATACAAGTGAGTTTTACCATATAGGCGATAAGATTCTTAAGGATAATGTTGTTCTGTATAGTGGCGCAAATGATGCAATATCTCATGCGTGGGAGTTTGATACTAACCTCTATATTGTAGACGGAAAGAAGATGTTGCAGTATGACGGTGATACTGGTCAACTTCAGCCAGTACAGAATAATGCATACGTACCGACAATTACGATTGCCAAAGATCCTAAAGGCGGTGGTACGCAGTATGAGTCAATCAACCTCTTAAGCAGAACATTCATTGAAACATTCCTTGGCACACAGAATGACACAGACTATTATCTGACATTCGGTGATTTAACTGCAGACGAAGTTAAGGTATGGATAATGGATGCGCAGGGTGAGTTTCAGCCTATGTCAGAGGGTTCAGGATTCTCCGTAGACAGACAGAACGGCATAGTCCAGTTTGATAATCCGCCCGGTGAAAGTTACTTAACTGGTGAAGATAACGTCAAGATAGAGGCCACAAGAGAAGATACAAGTGGATATCTTGACAGAATAAATAAATGTTCTTTTGGAACAAGATTTGGTGTAAACGGAGCTTTCGACAGATTGTTCTTAAGTGGCAATCCTGACTGGCCTAATGCAGACTGGTATTCGCAACAGTGGGATTGTACTTACTTCCCTGACATGGGATATTCAAGACTTGGTTCGTCTAGGTCGGCAATAGTGGGATATTCAATCATATCTAACTATCTTGCAGCGCACAAAGATGAGATGGAGCAGGATTTATCAATCGTCTTAAGAGAAGGTGACTTGGTAGATAATGAACCGTCATTCAAGATAATCAATACACTTCAGGGTGCAGGCGCAATAGCAACTAATTCGTTTGCTTACCTCTGCACAGAGCCTTTGTTCTTAACAAGAAGTGGATTGTATGCGGTTACTGCGCAGGATATCACTGGTGAGAAATATGCACAGAGTAGGTCATTCTTCCTTAACGGAAAACTTACTCAAGAGGATTTTGATAAACTTCAGAACTCCTTTGCTTGCATATTCAATGATATGTACCTATTAAGCGTAGACCACGACAGACTGTATATCCTTGATGGACTTCAGCCTATAAGAACGGATAAGTCAGAGCCTTACGCAACTAGACAGTATGTAGCGTTCTATTGTGACAACTTACCTATCCATTATATGTGGGAAAAAGAAAACAGATTATTCTTTGGAACACAGAGTGGTAAGATATGCCGATTCTACAAGGATAAGGAAACGCAGGAATCCTACAATGATAATGGTGAGGCTATTTGTTGTCAGTGGGAAACGCCGGATATAGACGGAAAGTTATTCTACAAGAACAAGTCTTTAAGATATATTGCGATCCGTGTAGGCGCAGCTATAGCAACGTCAGTTGAGTTGTGGGTAATGGACAGAGGTATATGGAAGTTTATTAAGAAAGATACTTCCTTTGGTAGATACTTCTCATTCCAACATCTGATATTTAGCAAGGTTGCGTTTAGCGGAAACAAGACACAGAAGATATCAAGGACAAAAGTAAGACTTAAAAGAGTTGATAAGTACAGATTAAGGTTCGTCAATAATGAATTGAACGAGCCTTTCTCATTATACAACATAGCAAACGAGTATACCGAGAACGGTAATTACAAGGGATAAGGAGTGAGATATGGCCTTAACTAAAATCACGCAGGAAGATACAAACGATAAGGGCGTCATCGGATTAGCTGATACGCCCAATCTATCAACCCAAGTAATGCAGGAGAAGTTTGACGAGCTTGCACTTGACGTAATTGTACCTAAACACAATGAGCTTGTTGATGATCTCGAAGCCGGAACCGCTGCATCATGTATCGGTGCATTAAAGGACGGTGAAGTTAC